AGAATACTGGCGATGACAATTAGTATCAGAATCGTAGCCATATGATTCGAAATCCTTATACATTTGTTCAACAAGAGATGTTGTTGGAACTATTAGTAAACCTTTTTTATAATCTGATTCTTGAATATAACGAAGAAGTAAATACAGTATCAACGATTTACCCGAAGCCGTTGGGGATAATAGCATCATTCGTTTGTGACGAATGCCGTGAATAAAAGCTTTTAATTGATAATCACGAACTTCATGCGGAAGATTTAAGGTCGAAATGAATTCTTTTGCCTCCACAGCAGAGAAATTTTCTGTACAATTTAAAGATGATTGGATCTCTAACTTATAATTTCTTTCGGCACAAAATTTTTCTATGTATGGGATTAGTCCACGATATATCGTAAATGAACGAAGATCAGCTAAACGAATTTTACCATCCCACATTTTATTTTTATATGATGGGATGAATTGGTAACCAGGAACATAGAAAGTAAAATAATCCGAAAGTTCTTGTGCTACACTCTTCTCACATTGAAATCGAATAAAGGTTTCGTTTTGTTTGTATAATGTTAAATCTGCCATAAGTTGTCATTGTATTAAACTCCCTGAATAAATTTTTCCCACTGTATAAAGTCACGGAGCTGAAACGTTCTAGAATTTAATTCTTTAAGAATGCTTTGACAGATATCAACCATCTCTTCATGCATAAGTTTATTTGCAAGAAATTTATTGATATCATCATCAGAGTCTAAGTATGTAGCAATGTCAGATTTGAGGGTAAATGGAAATGGTTCCCAACCATGAGCTTTTAATTCTTCATCATCAAGCTTTCCAGTATAATATTCCCACTTCAAACGTTTCATTTTATTGTATTTGAATTCAGATTCTTTAGCCATCAATCGATGATGAGAAAGAATGTTCAAATACTTACTATGTAATTTTGGAATATCGAGCAATGCTTTGCCGGGTTCGGTGCGATCAATGTCACAGTCATCTACCCACATTTTTAATAACTCTTCACGTTTATTCATAATTTTCCTCCTATTAGGAGTATATAACAGAATTATTTAATTGTCAAACTTTTTCTACATCGAAATAGGAATATCTGAATGTTGCATCGGCAGTAATAATTGAATCTGGACTATCGGTAGAACTCATGATAAAACCAGATAAAGAGATGGGAAACAATTCGTGATACTTAATTCTATATATCGGATTGTTTGCTGAGGTAAGAAGTACTAATGTTGCATCGGAAAATTGAGGAAAATTCTGTCTTCCTGCTGCATTTTTATTTAATCTACTAAGTTGTGAGTATTCTTTAAGATCAGTTGGATATGTCATAGCACGAATCCAATCATGTATCTCAGTCCAACTATCTAATTGTTCATCTACCATAAAGGTAATATTTAATACCTCATAAATTGCTTTATCTCCGGGCGAATATAATTCGACTAAAGGATTAGATATAGCAATCTCTCCAGTTGATATACCAGGAACACTTACCGTCTGACAAAAATATTGAAGATTTGGTAAACGTGAAAAATTCAACTGAAACTTATTCGGTTGAAGAAAATTAGGATTATGGGGATTACGTGTAGTAGCTGTCATATTGTTATTTATAAGAATAAAAAAGAGGGAACCGAAGTTCCCTCTTAAAGTACACTATAATTATTATTATTGGTGTGTTAATTACATTAAGTTAGTAATAGCAAATGAACGATAGTAGTTGTTCGATTGAGCAGTCAATGCACCAACGCCTTGGCTCGTACCTTCAGCAAATGGATTAGCAACTAAACCGTAACGAGTTTTGAAGCCAATTTTTGGTTGGAATGTACCAGTGTCAACTGCACGGACCATTTGTAATGGAACGTATGGGCAATAGAACAGACCAGCGTCATAAGCATTTGTACCTTTGTAGCCGATTACTGCGAACTCATTGGTAGAACTTGATGGGAAGTATGGATCGATATACACTTTGATACGACCAAACAATGTACCAGCAAATGTATTACCTGTATCGTCAACTGTTAAGTTAACTTGGCTTTGTAATGCTGAGTTGTAATCGAGAATACCAGCCATTGCCAAAGCAGAAGCAACGTCAGAAGAACAGATCATGATGTTACCTTTGCCACGACGGGTTGTCTTAGCAATGGTGTTAGCTTCACGTTCGATTTGGAATGCAAGACCTTTGATCTTTTCAACCATCCAACGACCGTTTGAATCTGTATCCAAGTTAAATGTACCACGTGTAGTTGTACCAACTTGAGCACCTAACTTAGAAGTACCATAGATTGTACGGATAACTTCACGGTTAATTTCAGCAAGAATTTCAGCAGACAAGATGTTTGCTAATTCGGTTTCAGCATCTAAACCATGAACTGCTTTCAAGTCTTGTGCCAATTCCATTGAGTATTCTGCTTTCAAAGCACGTGTACGTGCAGTAACAGTTACTTTCTCAATTGAGAATGCCATTTCTGGGAATGTGTTACCAGCACCACCGTCACCTAAAGCTTCAGCAGAACCTGTTGTCATACCACGAACAGGAGCAGCGTTACCAACAAATGTTTCCATTGTGTTAGCAGCAATTGTTAATGAAGAAGTAGCAATAGCACCATTAGCACCAGAGAATGCGGTATTAGCTTCATTGTAGAATGCTTCTGTGCCAGCTTGATTGGTGTAACGTGAACGCATTGCAAAAATCAGACCTGTAGGACCAGTCATTGGCTGAACGCCGCAAACGTCATAAGCAATCAGATTTGGCAACGAACGGCGAACCAAAGAAATGAGAATTGGATCGAAACCAGCAACTGGACCAGTAGCAGCAGCACCGCCACCAAAACCACCAGTGCCACCAAAGTTAGTTGGAGGGCCTTCGTTCAAGATACCAGCAGCTTTCATCATTTCTTGAGCTTGGTTCTCAAGAACTACTGCTGTTACAGCTTTACGATATGGGTCTGTAATTTTTGGCATATCTGGATGATCCAGAACGCTTTCCCATTTGGTTTGTAGATTTTCGGACAAATACATTTAAATCTCCTTTGTTTTATTAAATTTTAGTTTTTGAAATTGCATTTGATACAGCAGCAACAAATGGATCATAGCTCGAAGCTTTCTTGTTATCTTCTGCATCTTCTACTTTTTCGTGAAGCTGATGTGCTGCGGCTTTCTTAATTCCCGATGGGAAATAATTCTCACGAATTGTTTCAAGTTTTTCTTTGTATTCATCTTCTGTGGAGAATTCAACACTCTCTGCGAGTGATTTGATTTTTTCAACTTGAGTTTCGGTTAAGCCGTCAGATACTTCACGAGTAATTTCAATTTTGTTTGCTTCAACGAGTGCTTTCTTGTACTCGATGTTGTTTTGAATTTCTTCATTTAACTTCTCTTCTAGTTCTTCAACTTTACCAGCTAATTCATCTACCAGATCAACTTTATCTTCTGGTACATTGATATAGTTTTCGGCAAATAGATTACGCAGACCAGTGATAAAGTCTTCGGTAATTTCAGAACGTAAACCAGATTCGATAGCAATTTCGTTATCGGTCATCCACTGCTCAACAACATAATTCAAATAGTCATCAACTTTAGCAGTTAAATCGTCTTTGATTGCTGTAACAGCTTCATCTAACATTTCAGCATATTTGTTTTCGATATCTTCTTCCAATTGCTGAACACGATCTAAAACACGGGCTTCAAAAATTGTAGCAGCTTTTGTTTTGAAATCTTCTGAAAGATTATCATCTTCTGCAAATAATGCATCGATATCTTCTTTCATTTTCATTTTCATTTTTTTACTATCTTTTTTATCCATTTCTTCATCATCTTCATCTTCATGCTTTTCTTCATCAACCATTTTCTTACTACCTTGATGGTTTTGAGTATCGCTAGATGCAGCAGATGGTTTAGTTGTTGGTGCAGTTGCAGATTTTGCGCCTTTGGTCGCATCGATCTTATTCGAATTGTCCATTGGTTTAGAATCTTGTGGAGTAGGGCCACCCATATCTACTGTGGTAGCACCTTCTGGTTTTTGCATCGGCATAGCAGGTGCAGCACTCTTGCTACCTGCAAGAATTTCAGCCGCAGCTTCCATTAGTTTTGTTGTTGCCATTGGATATCTCCTTATGATTTCTTATTTATAAAATTTAAATTTTTGAGAGGTAACTTTCGAATATTTTTAAAGCAACTTCCTCAATTTGCTTAGAAGATGCTTGTCTGATTTGTCTCTTGGCATTGTCAAAGTCTGACTCAACAAAATTACCATTAACGAACATCCATTCTTTATTCTCCATAATACCTTGTACAAATGCTCCAGGAGCCGACGGATCGGCAACAATATCAGCAGCAGTAGCAAGTTTCAGATCATCTTGTACTAGATTATAACCTTCTCTAGTCTGTACAAGTGATCCTAGGGCACGAGAGGACACACCAACCGAAACATCATTTTCTAAAAAGTTTTTGACAATCTGACCATATGGTGTGTCAAGAATAAGTGCTTTACCGTAAAATGTATTGTCATCTTCTACTAGTGAAACAATCTTATGTGATACACGTTCAAGATTAATTGATGGTGTATCTGGATGACCAAGTTCACCTAAAGCACGATTCGTTTTAACATACTCTTCGTTATAACGTTGAACTTCACGGCGTAGTGTATCCATTTTGTACATACGATTGTTCTTGTTTACTCTTTCACCAACAAGAAAGGTACCTTCAATAAATAAATTCTTTTTACCTGATTCTGTAGTCTCTGTAAGGTACTTTACATTCTCTACAACTTCTTTAATTAGTTTCATGGAATTGTTGCTCCTGTAAATGGATCGACATTATAAGTCGCTTGTTTAGCAACTTCAAGAACAAACGAACCACCAGTAGTGATTGTGATTACTATGCTGCTTCCATTGTTGCTGGTCAATGCTGTAGCAAACTCATCGAAACGCATTTCACCTGAATTGTGTAAAGCAAGAATTGGAAAACCATTTCTGACAATAGAAATACTACCGTTTGTAGACCAAGTAACTCGTCTTATATCCGCAGCGGTTACGGTTTCGTAAGTGGCGTTTGCTCTTAAATCGGTTAATGCAATTGTTTGTGTGCCGGGATCGCAACCAGTAATAACCGATGCTCCTCGTAACGAATTTGAAATTTGAAATGCCATTTTATCTTATTCCTATAGATTTACGTCTTTGCATTGACATTTTTCTTTTAATCAATGTACGACGGAGTTTTGCCCTACGAGTTGTTTTCCAAGAACGCTGTAACTTACGTGCTTTCTGTATTCTTGCAATTGCTGGAATACGTTTAACTGTATTGCCTGATAACCTAAAACCTTTTATTGCAGAACGTCTTACATTTTTCTGAACAACAATGCGTCCTTTTTTATTACGTCTAATACGACGGCGTATTTTTTGAATACGTCCCATCTTAACAATGTTTCTATTCTGTTTTGCTTCATCTAAAAATTCAGTTTCTTCACTGATAGTTTCTGCAACATAACGTTTTGCTTCCGCTAATCGTAGTGCGGCTATCTCGTTTAGACGATTAAAAATAATTTCTTTTGCTTCACTCAGCTTATTATTAATTATACTGTTTACAAAACTCATATGTTTTTTCAAAACTATCTTTAGACTGAGTTAATACTTCTAAGAATTTATTTTTATTCTCTTCATTTAATTTTTCATATGCACTAGCAATTACTGTTCTTTGATCCTCACTTAATTCAATACTTGTTCCATCTGCAAATTCCATTACTGCCGATTCAGCTTGTACTGGCATATCAAATTTAGAACCAAACGGTATTGAAAAATATTTATTAAGCTTGTCATTGAAATACAATGCAACTTTAGCATCATTATCATACAAACGAATTGCTTTACGTTTTAATAATAATACAGGTGGAGGATCTTTAAAATCTTTAGCTTCAATCATAACCGTATCAACTTCTTCACGTACTGCACGGCGTGCTTGATTAAATATTTGAGGATTGCTAGTAATTAAATTTACCATTTTGTTAAAAATATTTTGAATGATTGCACGATCAGCAGTAGAAAAATTAGGTTTCTCTTCCGACATGCGATCTAATATTTTATGCATACGTTGAAGTTGTGCTTTGTTTGCCAACCCAGCACGAACCAAAGCATCAAACTTTGTATAGTCTGTCTTTTCTTCTTCAACAATAGTAAATTCTTTAATTTGCTTCATCTTCAGTATCATGTTCTTCAGTTGATGTTTCTTCTTGTCCACCAAATAATGTGGTTGCAATTTCTTGTTTACGTGATTGCAATGCTTCAAAAGATTTTGCTGAAAGAATTTGTTCAACACTTTCTTTTGCTGCTATATTGTCGCCATCAATAATATTGTCAATAAATTGTTTAATATTTTCCATTATAACTCCTTAAGCTTTATTTATCTTAGACGAATATCTTTCGACATCCGCATCTAATTGTGGTGTTAGTGTTTCTTGTTGCTCATCATTTTCAAATGTATTGTCAACTGGAGGATTCTGTGCTGCCGCCAATTGCTGATCTTGTTGACCCATAGTCGGACCTTGTTGATCTGCAGGCAGAGTATCTTTTTCCTCTTCTATTTCTTTTTGCATTAGCTCAATATCTTCATCAGTCATTTGCAAAACTTTTTTCTTCACATATGCTTGTGAGAAATAACGACCAATATAAGGATCAAGCATAGTTACCATTTGAACACGATTCTGTAACAACTCGGCTTCACGCAATTCTGTAAAGTTATTGTCTTTCTTAAAATCGTAATATATATATTCCTTAAACGATTCCCATTCTTCAACACTACAAATACCTTTTAGTGATAATTGAATAGCAAGTGCATCATCAAATAATTGAGTAAACTTATTACGTAATCTTTGAATAAACTTTGCAAACTTCAATTCATCACGTGTAATTTCTTGGCTTCGGCCTAACCCTGCTAGTCCACCACCTTGTGGTTCAAGTCTTGAATAAGGTACATTCAATGCTTGTAATAATTTCTTTTGAAAGTATTTAACATCTTCCAATTCACCAAGGTTTTGTCCTGCTGGTAAAGTAGTGATCTCAGTACCTTTACCGCCTTCACGGCGTGGTAACCAAAAATCTTCGAGCATTGACATATGTTTACGATCATCTCGTAGTTCACCAGTTGATGCATCATATACCATTTTGTTGCGGTATTTAACCATAACATCACGGAGATATTGTTCAGCTTTACCTTTTGGTAAGTTACCTACATCAATGTAAAAAATTCTACGTTCAGGCGCACGAGAGATACGGTAGATAACAATTGCATCTTCGATCATGCGTAATTGATTCAGGGCCTTGATAGCCTTATGTAAATATGAAATAACAAAAGTATTCTTTGCATCCATCAAACCAGAATTAACATTTAATATTGAATCTGGTGCAATACGAATACCTTGATTTACTTGTGCAGTATATGTTTGAGTAGATGTGCCTTTATCATTATAGACATAGTACTCAGCAATAGATTTAATGATCAATGCTCCAGTTTTTGGATCACGATCTTTTTTGACCTCACGTACTTTACGAATTTTACGTGGATCAATATAACGTAATTCTTGAATACCTTCTTTAGGATTATTTTCGTTAAC